ACCAAGGCTGGCACTCTGGAATCTAACTCACAACTGTAGATTGGAACCTTGAGATTTGGCAGAATCTTACGCATGACATCTGTCTGTCTTCCTGCGTCATCGCTGTCTAAAAAACGAGAAGCTGGATCGAGCATAAACAAACGATCCACTCGAAATGCTGCTGCTGCTGAATTTATTCCCCAGACTTCATCGTATTCAACAGAGTTTTCTAACCCTATAACAAAATCTATTTGCGAATGTCCTAATCCAACAATCGCAACTTTTTTGTCTTTCAGGGATTTTACAGGACGCACTAAGACACGCCTTGCCGAAGCAAGTCGTATCGATATTCATCTCTGGTTTCTCTGCCTTCACTAATATTTTTCATCCTTGCCACTGCCTCTTTAAATCGTGCTTCAAAATTACCTATAACATCAGGAGTTTCTTTTAAGAAAATAGCTCCCTCTGTTAAGGCTCCATAAAGTAAGGCATCAGGATGGTCGCTTGACAGAACTGTAGTTCCAGAATCAGAGCCAGCAGTCAAGCTTGCTGGCTTGTGTAAATAATGTAGCTCAACAGTGTAAGCTGCATCAGGAATAGGGGCTAATTCAAAAGCAGTCTCATCAAACAAGCTGTAATATTTAGGTCTTCCAGTTGTTGCAGTCGATGAGGAATACTCTTTAATAAAACTGGGATGTTTAAAATCCAAGTAGTGGTATGTGCTGGAAGAAATTACTGCCAAGCTAAAAGGCGCATAAAAATCGTCTGGGGTTGCCAGAAAACGATTACTGCTTGCAGTCGCTCCTTGAACATTCTTTCTTTGTTCAGGAAGCTGAACCATTTTAAAGATTCTGCTTTCGCTTTCTTTAATGAAGTTATTCAGGTTGTTTGTAAAGGTAGTCTCACTTACCTCCAAGTAATCCTGAATTGCAGTCTTTAATGTTGCTAATGTAAAACTCATGTCGTAATTGTCACGCTTCCAACGCTACAAGTCACCTCAAAAGTATCTAATTGCGCTCCCAGTTTACCATTACCCACATTGGTATAAACAGTAAAAAAATTCGCATCATCATCAGTATCTGGTCTAGCATTTCTAAGTGCTTGTGGATCGACAGGGGTTGCTCTTCGATCTATCTGAGGGTGTTTAGGACTCCACTGGTCTGGGCCAACAAGTAACCCATCCCATGTTTTTTTCATGTCTCTGAGGCGATATCTGAACCCTGTGATATCACAGATTCCATAAGCATATTTACCAGTAGAAAAAGATGACATTACGCTGTGTTATAACCCCTGAAGTTAGGAGACACATAAAAAGAAGCTCGTTCCTGATCAGTTGATAAAGCCCTTATAAACTCTTCGTCGTAAATTTGTTTTAAGAAAGCTGTCTTATCAGGAGCGCGTTTCATTGAAAGATAGTAAGCCAAGCCAGCAGCCAGACAGGGGTAAAACCTGAAAGGCATGTCTAACGTGTTGGTTGCTGCGTCTGCATCATCCATTCTTGTTAGGACATTCATGTAAACAGTATAGGTGTCCGATTTATCAGGCACAGGCCAAAGGGTAATCGTGGGCGTGATTTGTTTATCAACGAATATCTGGCTTGGTTTACCAGTGGTGCTCTTTGTAGCAATATGGCTGTATTCAGCCCTGCTCAATTTAGTCAGTGGCAAATCTGTTACTTCAGATCCAATGGTTTCTCTTACAAACGCATCGAGCACATCAATAGGAGCAGTCGCGTTTGTAGAATCAATATTGTACTCGCCATCATCCTTAACCAGCGCGACAGTCTTTTCTGTAATCGTCCACTGGTTTAATCCTCTGTTTGCCCACTCTGCAAGCATGAGGTTTAACGATCTGGTTGCTGTCTTGAGGTCGTATCCAGTTCTTAACTCAATACCACATCTTTCAAATGCTTCCTCAATATACTCAGCAACATCTGGTTCAAAGTTTTTAGAATTACTTGTAGCCATTTAATCCTCGTACAAATTGTTGAAGGTAATTGATGGATCGAGATAACTATCATGACCTTCTGCTGAATGCGCCCACTGAGAAGGCTTGAAGTCTGGAGCACCCTCACCTGTCACCCAAAGTGCTGGAGATGTTGCCCTGACTCTGTTGTTAGGTAAAGCCACTAAATTTCCTTTCCACTGACCTTCTTCTGTTATACATAATACATGGCTTTGTTTGTGTTGGGCAGGATCATCAGCGATATGTGAATCAGTATAATCTACAGTAAACAAATATTTAGATGTGTAAAACTTTCCATCGATCTTAGCAATCCAAGGCGAGGAGCTTACGCGATCAAGCACCACCACAGAATGATCGCGAGACTCACAGTCCCAAGGCTGGGATAAATGATCATCCATAGGTTTTGGAAAGTCTTCCATAGGCATGTCACAGACAAGCCCTTGGATTGGCATCCTTGCCCACATGGCTCCACCATGAATGTTGCCCTCATCCCAGTCATCACAATCAGCTTCACAACCAGTAAACACCACTTGAAAACTCAAAGACCTGTCAGGAATTGTGTTAACTGCAATCGCCAATCCATGTAAATATTCGTCATGATATTGTTCGTGGTTGTGGGTAAATTCACGCCTCACCCACACCTTAAAGTGTGGGATGTTGCTTATCAAATATGACAATTACAACCCTTTCATAAAGTTTCTCAATTCTGCTTTCATTTCTTTAGATGTAACAGCAGCCCCTGTTATTTCTCTTAGTTTTTTGTTGAATTCTTTTTTCTTAGCTGTCGTTAAATTAGAAAAAGATCGTGTGCCTCTTGTTTGACCTTTCCCAGCTTTATTTAAAGCACCACCCTCATTCATTTTTTTAAGAGTGCCACCTTTTGACATTTTTCTTTTTAAGGCTCCACCCTTGGACATCTTACGCATCGCGCCACCCTTGGACTTCTTTCGTAAATCTCCAGCACCTTTTCCATCAGCAGCAAAAGCAGGAACTTTTCTTCCATTGACAGTGGTCATTTTCATCGCTGTGCCACCAGTCTTCATTTTTTTAAGAGTGCCACCCTTAGACATTTTACGCATCGCACCACCTTTGGATTTTTTCCTCATCGATGCGCCTTTAGTTCGCTTGTACATTGTTGCTCCTTGTTGAGTTAAAGTGATCCACCCATCCTCGAAAAAGATGGGACTCTTGGTCTGTAGTCTTTATGATGTCTGCCTGACATGATTTCCTGACCTGTTTCTTTGTTGATCAGTCTGTAAAATTCACCTTCAGGCAATGAGATATTCTGTTGATAAAATGGCAAGCTCTCCATTACTTGTCTGTTAACTTCCTCAGCGATTCCTGTCGCATCAGGTCTTTGAATGCTTTGACCAAATCCATAAGAATCTAAATCCATTCCCGGCCCTATTGGCCCTTGTCCTGCAAATGGGTCAAAATCACCTGATTCGATTGTGCCAGTATAATTAGGAGAGTTTCGAGTAGAGCTGTCTTGTCTACCTGTTACAATATCTTCACCAATTTTTGGCGTATAACTAGACGCGAACGCGCCACTGCCTAACATGCTTGGTGAACCACCATATTGTTGCCTTGAAGCTTGCCTTGAGCCTCCTCTTCTACCCAACAAGCCAAATCCTAGCAAACCTCCTTTGCCTCTCAATCCAAACAAACCAGTTCCTGATGTTTGTCTTGGAGCTTGCGTCCTATTAATCAAACCAAACCCCAGTGGGCCACCCCTCCCCCTCAAGCCAAAGAGTCCTCCCCTTTGGGGATTGATTAATCTTGTTACAGGATTAAAGCGATCCCTGAAATTAGTAAACTGATTAGCTCTTCTGCCAACCCTGTTCAATAGGTTTCCAAATTGTCTGGCTCCGGGCAAAAACTGTAATCTTCGCCCAGCCCTTTGAAATCCAGTGTCTGCTAAATTAGTAAGTCTTTGCCCAACAAAAGGCGCGTTCCTGAAACCCATCTGGTTCCCCAGAATGTTCGCGAACATCCTAGATCCCTGACCAGCATAAGGATCTCTTGCTGTTCCACCACCATTTAGATAGCGAATGCCACCCTCCTCCTCAAAGGAAGGTGACACTTGCATTGGCATTTGCGATCTGGAAATCGCCATCTACTAGTCGTACTTCTTGATTAACTCAAGAATAATCATGTAGGTGTCACCACTACTGTGTCCAGTGGTAGTGAAATCTATGTCGCCAGTTTTACCTGATCCTGCGTTGTTTGGGATCGCAGTAAAATTGTCATAGTATTCATCACCTGTCGAATCTGCTGGCAACCCAATCGCTAACACGTTCGAGGTTGCGTCAAAATCCAACTTTACTGACATGCCCACTGTCGCCCAGTAAATGCGCTGAATATGTACTTCAGTGCAAGTTTGACCCAGTGAGTTTGTAGCCAAAGCAGAAACGTCTACTTTTTTAACAGCAGACTCACCAGTGCCATCACTGACATTGGTGAATCTTAAAACAGCAGTGCGCTCACCATCTTGGATAGTTTGTGAAGCTACGGCATCAGCCATCGTTCACCTCCTGTTAAAGTTCAGTGACAGCAGTTCGTTCCTTGTACGCACCAACGTAATCAACTGTCAAAGTCTTTGCAGCAGCAGCACCATTTTGAATACCAAAAGACAAAGCTAACTCTTCGTCATCTGGTGCATTTGTGCTCACTACTGTTCCAGCTAGAACGTTGTTCTGGAAGACATGAAACTTCTGATCTTTGGGGTCATACAAGAACCCAACAGTCATAAAGGTATCGTCAGCCAAAGCAGTGCCCAAATCTAAAGTGGATTGTGTGCTGTCTTTTTCAACAATAAACGTGAC